CGCGGCATGATTTCGATCCTTCAATTGAAATCGAGTAATTTGATATTCGACACTGAACATTTATCACCTGAAATCGACAGTCAGCGAATATATGAATCCCCACTCACACCGACCTGAATTTGTGTTCGGATCAATCCTGCTTGGCATCGTCGGCACCGATAAGCCTTCGATCATTAACTGACCAGATCCATCGACTGCCCCATTGATGCCAGCCATCAGTTCGCCAAACTTTCCCCAGACCCACACATACTGCGTTGAGTAAGTTGTTCTCTGATCTTCCGGCACGTCTAACTCAACTCTAATTTCAATCGCTAGCGTGCCACGCAAATGATTCGCCAGCCAGTTAGTCGGCAGACTCGTGACATCCAAAAACATGCAAGGCGTCAAACTTAATTCTTCATCCTCGTCCGTGCCGCCTTCATAGATTCTTGCCGCCGCAAGTGCCGCTGTACTCACTCCGCAAATCGTTTGCCATGCCGACAAATTCGACAGCATCGACTTTGTGTTTGCGATTGCTCCGGCTACGTCAAGTGCTGCCATTACAAATCACCATTTCGGAGCGGCTTTGCTCCTTTCGCTTCCGCCTGATATCTGATCAGCAAGACTGATCGCATTCCATGTTCTGCCGCACCTATGCCTTCGATTTCATATCTGTTGCCGTCGTATTTAATGCCGTCGGCAGCGTTCAAAATCACATCCTCGGAAAGATCCATCGTTGCCCTATGCATGTATCCCCGCCCCCGGTCGTCGTTTTCTTGCACCGGGGACAGGGTTACGATTGCCGTTATTGCCCTCGTGTTTGATTCGCTGCCGCCAATGTACCGAATGACAGTTGACGCAAAGTCATCTGTATTCATAAACACTGTGGAAACGTCTGTAATCATCTGGGCTGCGAGCGTCATAGATCAAGCACCGTAAGCGTAGTTATAAACGATATTGATCATAGCAATTGTGACTGACGGAACTCCGGTTCCTGACGCCTTTTGGATCTGCACAATCGGCTGGACATTAAGCCCGGCAGTCAGTGCGGACATGTCAAACGTGGTTGCCTGAGCAACTCGTTCACCGTCGATAAAAAAGCGAACGTCATTGATGCCATTTTCAAAACTGATTACAAACTTCTTGTAGACAGCAGCAAGTGTCGCACCTGTTGCCTTGTCGTCGTTGTCGGTAGTCGCGTCATCTGATTCGGCGAGAACAGCGGTTGTGGACACGGAGCCTTGCATCCGGAACCATGCGTTTGTAGCGACGCTGTCGTCTGTATCATTACGCGCGGAGCCAAGCCCCATCGTCAATGTGGTTACTGCGTCGATCCCAGCCACCAGTGCGATAAACTCTACCATCTTGATCTTGCGAACGTCGAAGGCCAAAACGTCTTTATGATAGAGCGTGACGATCTGTGCTTCACTCGTGCTAGTGCATGTGAGCTTAGCCGCTCCGCCGTCTTCAGTGATACACAAATAAGTCGGCGTTCCTGCCGTTGACGTGTCTGCAATCGTCCATCCGTTTTGGCCTGGAGTCGTTGTAAACTCCTGAGCACGATCAAAAAAATCAATATATTCTCGGGTACCACGGCTGATCATTATTATCTTCCTTTCGGTTTGTTTGCCCCTATTCGGGGACTAGGCTATTCGCGGGAAACATTCCCGAAACAGAAACTATCACTGCCGCAAGCCAGCCCTCGGAAGGACTGGCTGTTGGCTGCGTTTTACCGACTAGAATCACACTCCGTTGTGTTTCTGAATACCTCGGTGATCAAGTGCCTTAGCGGCCAACGATTGCAACACGTAGTAAGTGCTTGCGAGCGTATGTTCGTCACGAACTTCACGGACCTGTGGAGTTTCCTGACCAGCCAAGAAAGTAACTTCAATGGTTTCTACCCGCGTCGGATTTGCGAAGGCGTAGAACGCAGTCGATGAGGCAGCGTCTAGCAGTGGCTCAACGACTAATTGAAGTGATCGTGTGGCGTTGTATGTGGCGGCCCCGGTAGATGCTGGATCAAACATTGAATTGATCAATACTTCTGCCGTCGTTTCCAGTGCAGCGGGAACAACCAAATACGATGGAGTGATATTAAGAATGTCTGCCGATTCTGTTCCCTCTGGCGTGTTCTCGCCACGCATCAAACGCATCAGAGCCTTCATCGCTCCGATGGTGGCTGTCGTTGGGCTTGCTGCTCCGGTCGTTAGGTTCTTGCGGAATCGCAACCCCGTAGGAGTTTCCAGAAACAACGCTTGAGCGTCCCGCATTGTTGGGTTACTTGTGACTTGTGACCACGCTACAGTGTTCACGGTTCGTGCGGCAGCATCGCCCAGTTTTTGCGGTGTTGATGTTAATGCCGACATGTCGTCATTCACGATCAACTTATACCCAAAGTCAATCCCGATGGATCGACACTCAACGGCATACGTCGCTTTGCCGTCTGCCATGCTTGCCATTTCTGGACGAACAGCATCATTCCACACTGGCAGATTCGGAATTGCACCGAGCTGCATGCGATGAATGTTTTTGAAGTCGGTCGCTGACTGGCCTTGTTTCATTGGCCCACGCCAAGTCTGAGGAACTTCAGTAAAGCCAATCATCATCGACTTATTGACGGCGTCTAATGTCAGGTTGCTGAACGAGGTTGTGCCATGATAGGACGCTCCGCCGGGAGCCGCACGGATGCCAGCCTTCTCAGGACCAAACATCGCACAGATTGCAATCTGATCGCGTGTCAGACCGAGCGTCTGAACGCCGCGTGATCGAACGTATTCCGTCGCCATGTCAAACAGCGTTGCGTGGCGAAACGTGTCAGCCGCTTTACTTCGTTGTGCTGCTGGATAATACTTTTCGAGCTTAGCTTCGTCGCCATTCAACGCTGATCGGCAAGCTGTCAAAGTGAGTGCTGATCGCAGATCAACTTCAAGTCGTTCCGAGCCTGAAGAAACGTGTCGAACCGATGCACCGTAAGGAATCGTAGCCTGCTCTTCAAGCTGTTTTGCTTTCAAGTGCGCACGTACCGCTGGAACGTCTGCCAGTGTTCGACAGTGTGCCGATTCGCTCGTCAGTCCTGCCAAATCGCAAAGTTCATCAACGCTCTTTTCAAACGCTGCCCGTGCAGCTTTTTCGTCATCAATGATCTTGCGAGTTGCTTTGGCAATCATGTCGGCCATTGCTTCGGCTGTCGGCAAGTCCGAACGCTTTTCTTCTTTGCGTTCCTCTTTTTTGTCTTCAACTTGCGTGCCGAATTTATCGGCATTGTCGTTCATCCACCGCAACGCTTCTTCGTCACTAAGTGTGGCTGTCATACCTTTGGCAACACACATCTTTCGCAATGCTTCAGTCATCTTAAAGTCTTCTTTCTTTTCACTTGGGGACTTGAATAAAACTGCTGCTGGATCAAGTCCCCGCAGCTTCGCCTGATCATCGGCACCGATCGGAGTCAACGAGACTTCGCGTAGCCGCCACTTCGTCACAACATTTACAGGCCCATCGAATGATCGGCCTGATATCACTTTGCTTTCACCGTGCTTTACAAACTCACGTGTGATTACCTTATAGCCTGCTGATACGTCCGTGGCGTGTCCATCGACAACATCGTTGAACGCATCCGTGGCCGCTTGCTTTTTACTGAAATGCAACATCCCAGCAACCTGATTTCCATCGACTCGAATCGAGCGTACGGAACCAAACTGATCGCTGTTTGCATTGCGATTATGTGAGTCAAGAAACGGCACCTGTCGATTCGATGGAAACTCCACTCCGCTTGTCAGCAGAACTTCCGGAATCATTTCCATACGTTCCCAGTCTGGCATCAAAACTGGCGTCTCGGTTGAAATCGTTGTCTCGACAGTCCGGCCTTCTACGCTGATTGAATCAGCACGCACAGATAGAATGCGATAATCTAATTCGGCTACTGTCGATTCACGCTCTGATTGTTCGCGTTTTCTACGTCGCATTTGCGGTGTCCATTGTTGGTTGACTGACTGCATCCGAAGTGGCCTGCGCGACTGCTATTTGATCTGCCGTGTCTACGCCCATGATGTTGTTGATTACTTCCGGCGGGATGCCTTTTTCTTTTGCGACAGCGTAAAGTTCCGCCGCGTCATTCAGGACGTTTCTCCAGTTAACGTTGACTTTTGCACACTCCATTTGAAGTGAAGAAAGTCCTCCGCTGATTCTTGCCGATGCTGCGGCTGCGTCGTCTTTTGGATTGATCGATAATGCAACCGGCCCTTGCCATCTTGCTGATGAAAACCGTCCCGGTGATGCTTGAAATTCCTCACTCGACACGATGCCATCGAAATAGCCCTCTAGCATTGCTGCTCGAAGAATCGTTTCCCATATCGGTTGACAGTAAGACGACGCAAACCACTCTTGAACGTCGTGCAATTCCGGCCATGTGTCGTTGTCGGCAGATCGTTCTGAACTGAATGAACTGTTGCGATAGTCGCCCGTAATCGTGCTCGCTTTGATGCCAGGCAGTGCGGTTGCCGTCCCGCGTTGTAGGTGTTGAACGAATGCCTCTGGATTCATGTTTGGCTGGTTCGGTGATTGCAGATCAAACGAACCGTCTTTGCCTTTATTGACGACCATTCCCGGCTGAATCTTTGTGATTGCGTTGCCGTCTGCATCCGTTAAATCAGTGCCGTCTGCCGATGTGCTTGATGCTTCTGATCCCTGATTCAATCCCAGCCGAGTTGATCCCGTTGGCTTGCTGTAAGTCGCGACTACACAGGCTGCCATTGCGCTCGCCGTCAAGACGTTGTATTCTAAATCCTCGGTGCGTCTTGCTCGCAGAATCGCTGCCGCAAACCATGGCACGCCACGAAGCTGATCGATGTCTTCCTCAAGATATAAATGCCCGACCGATTCGGTTGTAACACGTGTCACAGTCGTCGGTGAAAGTGATGACTGCGATATTCCTAACGACTTCAGCCAGTACGCCACTCTTTCAAGATTTGCGTTGAGTTCAATGCCTCTAAAAATTATGTTTCCGTTTGCCAGCGTGTGACCGGGAACCTCAGACGCATCAGCAAGCCTGCACGAATCCACGAGTTGCAGTGTGTTCGAAATCGGTATGTCACGTTTCAGTTGTTCGCGCAGGCTGATTGCTTTGATTCGATAAAGCGTATCGCCTGACAGGATGCAAGACCGCAACGCCAGCTTCTGCTGACCTGACATTGTCAGACCGCCTTTGCCTGGCATTCCACGCGAATCAAATCCAGACTGTAGTGAGTCCCAAAGTTGTTTGGCTCGTGCCCTAAATTCAACGTGCGGTGTCCCGTCAATATTTGCAGCCAATGATTCTGGCGACATTCCTTTCCCGATCACCTTTGCTTCGAGGCTTCGGACGATCTTTCGACAGCTTGGATTGTCGCGGTACAAATCCCATGATTGAGCGCGAAGAAACTCCAGCCGATTCGACGGAATTTCGTTTTCTTTTATGACTGGATTTTTCATCCAGTTCAACCGAGTTTGATTGGCCGCTGAATATGCACCCTTGCCTGTGCCGAGCAGTTTGTTGACAGCCTGCAATGACGCACGGGCCTCGATTCGCTCTAGTGCTCTCGATGGTGAAAGCCACCCGATAATGCGGTCAAGTGTATTCATAATAGCGTAGCGTCTCCCAATTGGAGAAGCCCACACATTGAACCGCCGCCACTGGATGCGGCATTGATTTCGCTGATCATTTCCTGACGAGTTGCCCGCAGTTCTTTTAGATCAGCCATCCGCTGCCGACGCCCGCCCGGCCCTTGATATTCTTGGCTCGTTAAAGCCTTAAGAATGGCTGCGTTCGTTGCGTCGAGAATGTCGCTGGCAGTTGTCATGCACTAAGTTTCTGCGTGACAATATACGATTGCATTACCAGTGTTACCAGATTACTCACCGCTCCCCATCAAGAGTCACAATCCTGTGCTCAATTTTGATCGTCTCAAGCGTCACGGTCGCCGTCCATGTGTGACCGCACGGCCCTGTATCTGACTTCGTTGTCTTGCAGCATTTGTAGTAACGAGTTCGGCCTTGCGTTGAGTATGCAACACCATACCCGCCGCTACCATGCCAGCAGACAGGGCAGTGCCGATACTCTTCTACGATTCGCCCTGCTGGAGTGATTGCAATCACAGGCGATACTTCAACCACTGACGGAAAAATCACCGGCTTCGCTAATGGCGTCTGGCTTGTCGTGATGTCCGGCTGTCGTGCTCTTTGCTTACTCATCCCACGCTCTCCCATCGGGACGACTTTGACCACTGTTGACAATCGATTTTCCTTGCGTGTAGGTGCCTGATCTTGGCGGATAGCCGCCGTTTTCCGTGACGTATGCACAAGCCAACGCAAGCCCATACCGTACGGCGTCTCTCAAGTCGTTCGCTTCGTTTTCATCCTTCTTGATCCATAACAATTTCGCGTTGCCTCGGTTGTCGATTTTGTCGGCAAGCGTGCCGTTGCACAGTTGCACAAGTAAGTCGATGTCATGTTCCGCTCCTTGACACAGTGCCAGCGACTCAGGATCGTCGGGATTGCGTTCGTCAAGCCGTGCCTGTAGATCCGTCTCCCAGAAATCCGTGTTAACCTGCAACAGTTCCTGACCGACGTTGTCGCCATCGGCCACCGTGCCGAGTTTGTACGGCAAGCCGCCGATCGTCGTCGAACTGCCCTTGATAGCCATCATGCCCGAGTGTGAATTGCAGAAGTCGTATGTCTTCTTCGTGTCCCAGCCTGAGTCAACAGCCGCCGCGTGCGGGAGCATTGGATTTCCGCCGTCGAGATGCTGCCACGGGTTGCGAATAACTGCTTCCCAGATGTCTTCCAGCCTTGTTTTGTAGCCGTAATCGACCAGATGCGAGCGACCGTCAAGCCCGTGTGCCATGATAACCCACACGCGATAGCCGCCGTCAGCCGCTTGTTGGTCGATTGTGACGGTTAAAAGTCGCGTCCATGCGGGTAGAATTGACCTCGCAACGGACGTTTTCAGGCGTTCGCCGACCCGTTCGGGAGTCGATTTTGTCTTTCGAGTCTCCCATGTTTCGCCCATGTAGGAGTTCACCACGTCCTGCAAATCGCGTGGCCGCTTCTGTGCCTGGATCCAGACCCGCGCG